ACTGGATGGTCAGGGGCTCCACATGGGCCCCTATAGCGGCGCCGAGCTGTAGCCCCCGAATCCTCCAAGATCCCGATGTGCCACGCCCAGTAACGAGAATCCTCATGCCTTCACGCCAAAGGCCAGCGTTTCCGTGCGCGGGTAATACGGGAAGCCTTCAATCTTCTTTGCCGGTACTTTCGCGTCAATCAGAGTCAGGGTCTTGTGAGCGTATGCCGCAGCCTTCCATTCGATGTCGGGGAACAGCGCCCCAATGCCCTGGAACGTGAACCGCCAAAAGTCGGAGGGATACCCGTGAAAGCGCCAGATGAAAGGCACCGCGACATAGATGGTTCCGCCGACCTCGAGCATCGTTTGCAGGTTCGCAGCGAGTAACCAAGGACGCTTGGAGTGTTCCAAGACGCTCATGCACTCGATGTGAGAGAAGGCGCCGATTGCCTGCGGCTCCTCGAGGTCTGCCACCACATCGACCCCCGGACCTTCCAGCATGTCGATCCCGACCACATCCGCATATCGCTTTCGCCGGTCTTCCTTCCCGGCATAAACCTGTGACCCGACGATCAGCGTCCGCCCAGGCTTCGGCCTGACGTGGCGACGTTCAAAGTCCTGCCCCGGCGAGTAGTCGGGCAAAGGGCTCTCCTGTCTCAATTTCTGATAAACGCCACTGGGACCAGGCGAGCCGCCGGAACATGGCCGTGCGGCCTTCGTCTGTGTTGTCTTGCTCGCCACACCAATCGGGCATGTAGGACTTAACCCGTATGCCCCACATCAAAGCCTTCACCGCTGCCCCTGACCCCCAAGTACGGACCTCTGAGGCTTTCGCCAAGTCCTGCTCGAGCGGAATACATGGACCCGTGCCCGGATGCTTGCGAATCCTTGTGCAACCCGGTGGGGTCCAGTTTCTAGGCGTACCCTTGGGCCCGATTCCGCGTTGCATCAAGCCAACAACTTCCCCGCCTTCGGGCCTCCAAGGCTCCAGTTCAATCCCAAGATCATCCCACCGTTCATCCCCACTGAACCGAATGCTCTTAGCTCTGTTATGGAACCTAGGCCATATGGAAAGCCACCGACCTCCGAAGAAGTCATTGCCCCATGTCGCATTTTCAGCGACGAGAACTAGAGCCCCGCGGTTCTCTGCTGCATCTGCTGCGACTTCAAACCGACCGTATCGATTCCAAATCAGCAAGACGTCGCACTTCGATTCTGTGGTGCGCCGAAGACCTATCGACTCAAGTCCCTTGTCGAAAGCCTGCCTGCGGTAGTGCAGGTCATCCCGCAACAGGTTGGCGTAGGTCCGCAAGTTCTTCTCGAAGCGTTCCCATCCGGAAACAGGTCAGTGCCGAGTCTGGCGAACAGTTCACAATCGGCAGTGCCTTGAACGCCGCAAACTGCCGCTTCATGTTCGTAAATTGATGCTGCTGCGTGTTCCGAAGTCCTGGCTTCGTGTGCTTGCCGAAGAAGTGAGATCCTTTCAGGTCGGCACCTAGCAAAAGAATCTTCTCCGGATTCATCCGAGCTGCAACCGCAAGCCCTAGGCAACCGCTATTTCCAGGGCGCGAATCGAACTGCTCGACGCCTTCAATCTTCTCAACGTGACAGTGATACTTCGGGCCTTCGTACTTCGGCTTGTGCGCCCACCACCAGCCCTTGTCATAAGAAACCAGGGCATCCGCCCAAGGGGCCAAGTAAATTGCATCCGATACTGCAACCACTTTGCAGCGACTTCGACAGTAATCAACGTCTGCCTGAGTCAGGCTTGGGCCCGTACAGAGAACTGCGACAATCACCGCAGAGAGGGCACCCGGTAAGGATAGAGAAGCGCGGTCACCGGCTTGGGCAGGTAGCCCATTTCGAACTCCCCGCCCTCGTTGTTGTCCCGCATCCGATAGAGATACCCAAGCATCAGCAACGTGGCTGCCTGGACCTCATAGGGAATGCCAATCGGATTGTCGTTGCTATCCACAATCGCTTCGCCTGCCGAATCCGTGAAGGCATCAGCGCCATTCCGGATGTAGTTCAGAACCGCGCCCGATGCGGCGTGGATCTTCAGGGTCAGGTCGTTGTCATCGGCAGAGCCGTCCACCCGAAGGTGGTCCTTCGCCTGCTGAAGTGATACGAGCATGACCATTAGTCGCGCTTCCCGTCACGGCCCTTCTTGACCGCTAGACGCCAGTCAGGATTGCCGACTTCCGGCTTTGAGATGGTGTCCTTCTGCGCAATCCAGTAGGAACCGCCGAAGGTTACGCCGTCACCCATCTCATAACTGCCTTCTTTCCAGAAGCCAGCATCGAGGACGACGGGCATTTTGATGTCGCCAGCCACCTTCTCGATATCGCCGCGGGTCATTTTGACCGCGATGACGCGCTTACCATCGAATTCGACAGACAAGTCGTCCCAGCCAAGACCGTCAACGCCATCACGACCGTCCTTGCCGTCAACAGGCTTCGGAATCGCGTCGATTGCCTTCTGGAAAACGGCCTGCGCACGGCGCTCGAAGTCCAAGGCCCACTCGGCTTGCATGGTTTTCAGGACAGGAAGGACGTCCTCCAGCGTGATGCTTTTTCCATCCTTTCCTGGGTCTCCCTTATCTCCATTGTTCCCGTCTTTTCCGTCCTTACCGTCACGCGGAGGATTAGCCTTGATGCGATCGGCAATAAATTTGTCTACAAAGTCCATTAACTCTGGCGCTGCCAACAGATCCCGAGCCACATCCGCGAGGGAAATAGGCGCTGCATCCTTGCCATCCTTCCCATCCTTGCCTGGATCACCCTTCTCTGGTTGGCGCGCCTCAAGCTTGGCGAGCCTCTTGATGATGGGCTCGAAAGCCAAGCCGAGATATTCATGAATCCCGGCTATGAACTTCTCAACGTCAACGCGCATGTAGCGCCTCCGGTGATTTTCGGAACAGGAGGTGCAGCGCCTTGTCCGTTTGGTCGGGTTCTTCCGGGTCGGCTTCTGGTGCTGTGGCTGGTGCCGATGGGTTCGGTGCGGCCGGGACTAATGCCTCAGCCGGACGCTTGGCAAGCTCAGAGATCGGCCAATTTTGCTGCTGCGACCAGATGACTTCGCCGCCCGTTACTCCAGACAGGTTCAACTTCTGCCGAGCCTCGTTGATCGTGCGAAGCGATCCGGATACCGAGGCATTCAGCACGTCAATCTGCGTCTTGGTGTCCATGCGGAGCAATCCATCGAGGTCGAGATCGACGCCCATGTCCTCCTTCACCCCGAGCCCCTCGTCCATGCAGGCTTCATATTCCTCGATCAAAGATTGGAGGCAGGTGTTGTAGTAGTCCTGCTGCAAAGCCTCGACGTTGTTGTACGTCGGCATCGTGCCGACGCCGATCTTGTACGAGGGCACATGGAAGGTTGAGCAAACAACTTCAGCCGTCCACTTCATCTGCTCAATGAGCTGAGAGTCAGCCGCGGTGATGCTCAGTTGCTCGTACTTCAGCCCGTCGCCAACAACCGCAACCCGCCCAGACTTCTCGCCTGTGAAGTTCGCGTTGAAGTAGTCGGCCAGGGTCTTTGCTGTGTCATCACTGATCGCGCCAGGCGCTGTCAGAATGCCGCTCGGCTGCGAGCCATTGCCGAAGAACTTGGACGAGTTCCGCTCGATCTTCAGACCGAGGTTGGCAACGCACCCCGCGGCGAACAGCGGCGAGATACCGACGAGAGGGTGAAACAGACAATTCATTCGGTCATGGATGATTTCACTAGCCGGAACCGTCAGGCCAAGGTCGTCAACGCCGCTCAGATTGTCCTGCTTAAGCCGGTAGAAAATATCTCCGGATTCCGAAACAAGAACCTCGACACGACACGGATCAAGCAGATACAGACCAACAACCACACCGCGATTGTCCCGCACCTTCAGTGCATAGGCATTACCGCGGATGAGTTTGCAGGTCATCCACCACTGCTTGAACTGGATCTGATTTTGATATCGGTTCGGCTTGCGAAGGACCGGGCTATATGCCGAATTCGTAGTCTCTTTCCAGATGCCATTTTCATCGGACTGCACAAGCCGCTGACGCAGTTTCCCGAAGTCATTTGAAATCAAAGTGACGCAGGCGTAGACGGCGTGATGGGCCAGCACACAATCAACCGTCCACTCGACGTTCTGCTGCCAAGCGCCTGAATAGGGCTCTTGGATCAGCGGATACCAGCCGCGATTACTTGAGCGAATGGGCGAGAGTTGGGCTTTGCGCCGGAAACTGATCTCGCGCCCGAAAATCTTCATCAGGCCGCAGCCCGACCCGGCTTCTTACGCCAGGTTCCATCCGAATTCTTGAGCTTCGTGCTCGAGTGCAACATCGCATCCCAGGCCATACCGGCGGAATCGACTTCAATCGACGGCGGGACTTCCAGAGGCGCAGCCTGAAGTGCGCGGGTCTGATAGCCGACCTGTTCCAACTTCTTCGCGTTGATAAAGATGCGAGCAGCCCTGTCAGGCATTTCGAACTCCTCACCGGGCAGATAGCGCCCGAATTTCCGCTTGACTGGCGTCACTTTCATTTCTTGCCTTCCATCTTTTCCAGACGAGCCTTTGCTCGCTGGCACAACTTGCTTTCAGGGTTCTTGCACAGCAGTTTCACGAACATCCGCTGCCGGTTGATGCACCCCTGACAAGCCATGCGCGCTCCTCAAGAAAGCCGGGGGATTGCTCCCCCGGCCTCTTATCTACTTCAGCAGGACGTCGGGAAGCCGTCGATCCACTGAATGGCGCCGCTGCGACGCGGACCCCACCAGATGAACCGCTCGGCGCGGAACGCCACCGAATTCGTCTGCCACATGGAGACGAGGTTCACGCTCGAGGCCGCCACCGAAGCGATGGACGAGCCCGCAGGCGCATCCGACATTTCGACAGATGCCACATCGGAGGCATCCAGCGTCACGCTGCCATCGTCTGCCAGGTAGATTTCCGATTCATCCACGAGGATGAACGGAGCGCCGCCCGAACCGCCGTTGTTGGCGAGGTACTGCGATACACGCAGCGGAACGCCGTCGAGCATGCCGCCCGTCATCGTCACACCAGGGAAGGCCGGAGTGCCCAACGCCTCACGCGACAGCGAGAGCTGCCGAGCAACCGCCGGGGTCGTGTAATACGCCGGACGCGCGCCGATGAAGGTCGAATCCCACGGGGCCCACAACGCAGCGATGGCGCAGCGGACCGACGCCGGATCGCCGTAGTCAATGGCAGCATGTGACGTCGGGGAGACGCCGTTCAGCAGGCCTGCCGGGTTGACGTTCGACACCGCGGCGACGTCCGGATCGAACAGATCCGAATCAACGCGGGCGATCACGCAATCCGCCAGCGAGTCACGAACCAGCATTTCCGCCGACGGATCGGAGAAGCGCGCCAGTTCCTGGGTGATGACCGCGATCGCGGCAACCTTGGTGAATGGCACCGTGGTCGCGTTGAAGTCGAACTTCGTCACCGGCTTCGCCTTACCCTGCCCAACCCAGCCAGCCGTGCCGCCGCTGGTCTGACCGCCGATGCGAACATTGAACGGCACCGGGCGGAACTGTGCCTGACCGATCAGTGTGCGCGGACGCAGGTAACTGATGAAGTCGCCCGTGAACGTGTTCGCATAGACCAGCGGCGCCGCCCACGTCGAATTGAGGCTGTCACCGGCCGCGACCGTCGCCTTCAGATGCATCAGTTCCTGAAGATTCACGCCTTCCGACTGCGCCTTCAGCGTCTTGACGACCGCCTCGGTGTTGGGGAAGTGCTTCTCGGCGAGACGGAACGCCATCTCGTGATTGCCCTTCGCCTTCGTCAGGCACATGGCATAACGCGCGAACGCGATGCCAGGGGCCAACTTCTCGACCGTCTTGACCGTGGCCGGCATGCCACCGCGAGCCTCGGAAGCCGTGGTCGTGGCCTTGCCATCAACCGGCGTAGCCTTCGACTTCTGGAACTCCTGAAGACGCTTCAGGCGCTCGAGATCGCCGTCGACGGCCTTGATCTCGTCACCGATGGTGTCGACCTCTTCGGCCTCGGCTGCGTCAGTCGTGCGCCCACCTTCGATGGACTTCGACATCAGCTCTTCGTAGCGCGCGGCTTTCGCGGCGCGAGTGTTCTCAAGGTCAGCGATCTGCTCGCTGACCGTCTTTTTCACGGACATGGTGTTACCTCAGGGTTACTGCGATGGGTTGTGCGCGCCGTCGCGGGATGAGCTGGACGGTCACGTGCTTTCGCCCCGAGGAGTCGGCGGCAGGTTCGCTCTCACCGCGCGCAGTGCCAGCAGAGGCAAGCGCGGCTTGATCGAAATTCTTGATGGCGGTGATGACCGCGTCGGCTTGCGCCGGAATCGTCACCAGGGACAATTCGTAGACTTCCGATTTGATGAAGTGATAGCCACCGTCTTTCATCAAGGCATGCTCAATCGAGCGAAACCCGATCGAGACTGCGGAAACGAGGCCGAGCTTGACGCTCTCCCAGGCCTCGTCGATTCGATCCTTCAACGTCTGGGACTGCTCGGCCTTCGCAAAGCGAGCCTCGAAGGTGATGCCGTCCTTCGTGGGCTTGTTGAACTTCACGGTGCCCACCGGCATGTCATGCTGGTGTTGCCAGAGCAGCGGCATCGGGTTCTGAAACTTCACGCCTTCCGGATCGACAATGTCACCGACGCGATCCGGACTCGGGGTGGTCGCAATGCCGCGAATCACGCGCGCATCTTCTTCAACAGCCTTGACGTGCAAGACCGAATAGGCGCGATTGTTCATTTACGTGCTCCAACAAAAAGCCCCGCACTTAGCGGGGCTCGTTTGAATCAATGGCCTCATTGGCCGAATACGAACATCTGGTATTTCGGTGCGGCTGGAACTGGCAAGGCTTGGGCAGCAATGGCCATTGCCATCGATAGGGCCACCATGCCGTCGATCCGCCCAGTGGCCTTGCTCTTGTCGAGCTTGCGGTTTCCAGCTGGGTCTTTGGTCACAACCGCATTCACCGCGCACATGCGCAGAACCGGATGCCCGCCATGCCTAATTCGGCCGTTCAACAATTCGGCTTCCAGTGCATCCAGAGCGGGGGCCATGCTCACGAAACCCTGTCCGAAAGGCTCTAGGGGCAACTCTCGCCCCATGCGGGATAAGCACCCCTCAAGTTCCTTGATGCGGTAACGGTCGAAGGCCACCTTGACCACGTGATACTCGTCGGACAACTCGAGCATCTTCCCCGCGACGAGTTCGTAATCGACTGTCGACCCTGGAGTAGCCGTCAACCACCCCTGCTTGACCCATAGGTCATAAGGCGTTCTATCCCGTCGCGCCCTTTCATCAAGCCCGTTTAATGGTGTGAAGAAGTGGCATTGAACCGACCAGAACCCATCAGCGTCCTTTCCTACAGCAATCAGAGCGGTCAAGTCCTGCCGGACAGACAAGTCCAGACCCAGGAAGACATCCCCGACAAACTCTCCGCCACGTCCAGAACATGACTCCCACACCTCTCTCGAGATGAAGGGGTTCACCATGTTCACGCGCTGGTTGAGAATCAGATTCCGGTATCCGTTCTCGGCGCTCGGCATTCTCCGAGCACTTTCCGCCTGGTCCCGAACCTCTCGCTGGTTCATAAACGCATCGAAATGCGGATTCGCTGCCCGGATCGCCTCATCAGAAAACGGGTCCAGCGATTCGTCGGCCGAGTACAGAACCAGCTTCGTGCGCTGGTCCCTACCCGTCTTGGCGTCATCAATCAGGACTGACAGCAGATCAGCATCTGCGGGCGCCTGCGTGCTGATGATGATCGAAAGCGGCGACTCCTGAGCCGCACATGCAGTTTCTAAGGCCTCGTAAAGCTCCGATCTCGGGCCACGAACCTGCCCCAACTCGTCGTGAACGACAAAGACGGGGGAAAGGCCGTAGGCCGTGGATGCTTCAGCAGACAATGCCCTATACAACGTTCCAAGACCCGGGCAGTACAACTGCTTCGCCGTGTCCCGGACGATGATCTTCTCGCTTAGATCCGGACTCATCCGGACCACCTTTGCAGCGAGATTGAACAGGATTGCCGCTTGGTCTCGAGACTGGGCGGCGCTATAAAGCTGGGAATTAGCCTTTGCTTCAGGACCGCACAAATGCAGCAACAAAAGGAATGCAGAAAAAGCGGTCTTCGCGTTCTTACGCGCCATGCTCAAGATAAATCGACGCGTGGGTGAATCGTAGATCTGCCTCAGCCAGTCCTTCTGCTCTTCTGTGAGCTTGACGGCCCGCCCGACAAGCCTGCCTTCTGGAATGCAGCAGTAATGCTCAATCCACCAGATTGCGTCGTCCGCTCGGGAGTTCCCAAGGGTTGCGCTTGGCGATCGGCTTTTTAGCTTTCGGGTCATAGGTGGATTGCTGGGTAAGGCGCATGCGAGTCGCTAATGAAGACATCGCCCGCCCTTCCCGCTCCTGCATCTTCAGCAAGCGGTCCATCGCCTGAGTGGCTCCAAGCATCAGGCCAACTTTGCTTTCGCCCTCCTCAGGCTCTCGGGACATTTCCTCTTCAAGAGCCGCGATCAGTTCGGCTACCCGCCGAGCCGCCACTACATGCCGGCAATACTGGGCCAAAAGGGGGAAGGTTTCGGGCTGAAACCATTCCGCAGGCAGGCGATTGACCACAACCAGCCATTCCCGTCGCTGTTCCGGCGATAATTCAGCGGGAGGCGCGGGTCTTTGCTGCTCTTGGAGCCCAGGGGCAACCACAGACAAGGCCGCCAACGATTGCCGACCACGGATGCCCATGAACCTTTTTCCTAGCCGTTTATGAAAAAGAAG